GAAAGTTATATGTGTGTCTCATGCCTTGCCTGCTGAATTCATAGTGCCGCACTTGTCACACTTCCACGCGTTTTGTAAGGCTCTCAGCTTAATTTGAGAGACTGTTGGGGGTTCATTACATAGTTGGCAGATAATCGCAAAGCCAAGAGCTTGTAGATCATGTGCAGACTGTTGAGCCATATAAAGCTGCTCATCGGTTGGGAATTGCTCCCATTCCTCATCTTGATTCTTAAAGAATAACTTACCCATCAGCGTTTCACCTGTGGTTTCCATTGTCCGGTCTCTTTATCGATCTCGTACCAGATAGGCTCGCAGCGTTCTGCATCTCCTAGAATCTGAGCCATGCACTTCCAATGACCCCAAGGCTTACCTGCCTTAGAAGTTCCGGTCTTCCATACACGCGCACCATGAATACAGCTCTCGTCTATCGGAGTGCCACCAAGGACAGCCTTCACCGTCTCTACAGCTTGCTCCATTGTTGTCACCGGTGCAGCAGTCTGGATTGTCCACGGATCACTCTCTTTCTCTACAGGAACATATTGCTGAGAAGTTTCAGCCATCTTAGCCTTGACTTCATATAGCTTAGCCTTTACTTCTTCATTGGCTTTGACCTTCTGCATATCCTCACGAGTAGGCTTCTTGTCGGTATCCAAAATCAAGCTGAGGGCGCGCCCTACCGCAGAAGTAACTGTGTCCTCTACATAGAACTTGCGCATTGATACTGGGTAAGTTGATGCAACTCCAAAAGCATAATCAACACCTGCTGGCAAGGTATCTTCATGCTCACGATAAACCTCTGCCATGGCTAGGACTTCGCCCTTAGTGTTGTCTAGGCTAATAACCTTGGTGACAATCCTGCCGCCCAAGTGCAATTTTTGAAACCTTGAAACACGATCTGCAACAGTCTCATAATCATCTAGGTTAAACATTTTGCTCCCAATCCTCTACACATGATCCGAAATAGAAACATGGACATTCTTCACCTTCACACATATAAATCATTCTCCTCTGTATGTAGCTGACCGGCTATAGCGAAGTACGCTGCGCCATCGATGTAATTGTCTGGCTTACCAGTCTCCATGCTCCTTGCGATTTTGACCAATGCCAGACACATTGCCACCTGATAATCTGTAATTGGCATTTCGAGGTATGCGCTCCAGAGTGCTGCTGTCCTTTGCATATTGTCTGACGGGTGACCGTAATCAAGTCCTCGGTCTTGGATAGTAGCTCTCGCTTCGTTGAGGTAATCACGAGCGTTCATCGATTGCCCTGAAACTGACGTTCACGATCTTCATAGTGACGGCGTACAGCCATTCTGCCTTCGACCTTGCCGTCTGAGTTACCTGCGTAATATCCCAGTCCATAGGTGATAACCGAGAAGAGAAATGTCATTAGATAAACATTCATTTCAAGCCCTTTCTGTTGTTGTTAGGGCTAGATTACATCAGGCGTATGCGACAGCCGCCTTTTTTAGATAACGAAATGATAACGATTTGAGAAGGGTCTTCATCTTCAAAGTAGGGAATTCCTATCTCAGCGGGCGCGACCATAGACTTTGCCCTGCACGATAAATGTGCCGTTCTTCTCGATGTGGATTATGTCCACTTGGACATTGCTTCCCTTGACATACATGATCGCAAAGGCTTGCTGCCAATTAGCCGTTCCCTTGGTGTATGAGGCTTGTCTGAAGTCCATGAGATTGCCTACCTCAACTCCATGCAGAACACGCCCTAAACGCCCACCAGAGGCCTCTGTGAAGGCGCTACGCCCTGCCCTGTGAGTATGTCCTGAGATTACATTCTTCCCATGCCTACGGGCTGCTTCAAGGGCTGAGAGCCCACCCTGCTGCTTGATAGGCGTATGGTCTCCATGGACTGCAATCCAGTTAGGAGCGATATTCATAGGGTTCTTATGGAAGGTTATGCCTAGCTCATCGAACTTCATGAACTTCTCGAAGCGCAGCTCTGGCAAGGATAAGAATGAGGGAATCTTCTTCATGATGATGTTGTACAAGCGATCCGTATGATTAGATCTTATACAGTCAGTCACGCCTAGTTCCCAGAGAAGCTGAACGCACCTGTCACGATCATCGCCAAGGCTCTGCTCATAGGCTTGAGGTGTGCCCTCTGACCACTTGCTTATAGTCTGGAAGTCAATCTCGTCACCGATAGTTACTGTCTGGTCTGGCTTAAAGGTCTGTAAGAACTTGGCTATGTTGCGGGTGAGATGTACATCTTCAAAGGGCACTTGAAGGTCACTGAGAATCACTATCCTTTTGACTGAAGCCATTAGTCCTCATCATCATCTTCATAGGGTATGTTATCTATGCGATTGGGTAGGTTAGGGATAATCCAATCAGGGAAGGATTCACGATCTGATAGCAACCAGAAAGCATGAGTCTCTGTAAACCCTGCTCTGCGTAGAGACTTGTAATACTCGTTCAACGCTATTGCATAAGCATCTAAGGCGCTGTAAGTATCTAAGTCTATGACTGGTCGCTTCCTTGCCATAGGTAAAGTGTTACTTACCTAACAGCTCGATGATTGTATCGACACGCGCCTCTAGTCGATTAACCTGATCCTTAATGCTTGAGCCGCCATTGGGCTTGAGTTCTGCTAAGTAATGCTTAACTAGAAACTGTAGAAACGCAGCAGTGCCACCTAGAACAGTAACAATTCCAACGGCAACAGCCGAGATATCTACCGCGCTCATTACTTCTTAGGCGTTGCGTATCCGAATACGCCTGCTAGTACAGCCCATAGAACAGAGCGATAGTCGAGAGCGAAATTAGATGCACCCCATGCAGCTAGAAACGCTCCTGCTGTAAGGATTGCTGGGTTCTTCATGTTCATGTTGTGCCGCCTATCATTGGGATATTAAAGAACGAGCCATCTGCATCGCCCTTCTTAGTGAAAGAGATATGGCAATGATGGTCATGCGGATTGATTCCAGAATACTTGCGCCAGCGCCACCCCATGCGAGGGGAAGCAATCTTTTCTGCGAATATGATGTAAGCAATACGCTTGCTTGGGTCAGACTTTGCAAAGAGTCGTATCTGATCCGCAAGGTCAGGCATGAGGTCAGGCTTTTTCTTTCCAGATAAATCCCTGTCAATATCAATGGCTCTGACAACGAAGCCAGCCTTTGCATCAGGGTTATGATCAGAAGGGCGCGCTGAATGACGGGTATCGCCAATCCAGCCGTCTGAGGTTCTATCTCTGTCTGGATAAGTATCATCTATCTGAAGCCTTAACTGCTGACCGGCTTTGCATAACTTAGGAGTCATGCCAGTAGAAGTTTAGCTTCGTCTGCTGTAATGCCTAGCTTTGCAAGTAAAGCAGCCTTGGCTGTTGCATCAGCTTCTGCCTTAGCATCGGCTTCTGCCTTGCGCTCCTCTGCAATAGCAGCCTGAGCTGCCATCTCTGCAACTTCAGCATCGGTGAGCTCGATAATGCTCTCCACGCCTGTCTCGCAGTTGATTTCGATTCTTGTTGGATTAGGCATTTTTGACTCCATATAGATAGATGGTTGAGTATTGAACGAAGTTAGAACCGCTATCAGGTGTAAATGTCACTTGGTTAATAGCGGCTGTATTGCTCCATAAGTTAGCGGCAAAGCCAGCGTAAGCAGTAGTGCCGTTGTTCTCTGATACGCCATCGTTAGACGCTGACTTATATGTAGCGCCGGCATAGTTAGGGATATACAGCTCAGCATTACCGAAAGTGCTGGCTGTCGCATCTGTTGTAGAGGCTTGGTAGGCAAGAAGCAAGGAGTTAGATGCAGAGGTTGGAGTACCCGATCCTGCGCCTTCTAAACGGCGGCTTGATTCATTGGTGCTACTGCCATTAAAAGAAATTTGCAGGATATCGCCTACATAACCTGAACGAGTAACGCGGGCAGATATCTTAAAGCATAAGTCTGTATAAGTGCTTGGAATACTAGAAAAGTCGATGCTAGTGACTGGCGAAGCGCCTACCGTGTAACTTGCAATTAGTTCAAATGTATTAGGCATTATGCAGCCGCGATTCCGTATAGGGTAAAGGTTGAGCCGCTTACCCAGTTGCCTGTTGGAGCCGTAAGAGTAATTGATGAGATTGCGCTGGTCGAACGATAAAGCCATACAGCCGCATAAGTTGCATCAAAAGACTGATTCATACGAGATAAAGCAGTTTTGAAAGTAGTCGTGTTTGAGTAATTCATTATGTTAATGATGGCATTAGCTGTGACGGTTGAACTGCCGTTTGATGGATACCAAGCGGTTTCACCAGACCCGCGACCTGATGAAGCGGAACTGCCATTACCCAAAAGTGTTGTGCGTGAATAGAGCGCGCTGGAGTCGCCATTAAGGCGCATGACGCAATAGTTGTCTGAGTTCTGAGCAGCCATTACTAACTGAATGTCTGTGTAAGTTGAAGGTATAGAGCTAAAGGTAATAACTCCGCTTGACCCGTTTGCTGTGTAGGTTTGAATCGGGGTGTATGTTGATCCGGCTGCCATGATTACCCCTTAATTCCGTATAGTGCGAAAGATGTTGCAGCCGCAAGATTGCCGCTGTTGCTAAATGTAATAGAAGTAACTGCGGCTGTATTTAGCCAAAGCCCTGAGCTAAGTTGAACACGCCGATAGGCTGTTGCTCCATTGTCATCATAACCATTTAGAGAACGAACAGTTGTATTTTTAGAAGTATTCGCATAATCTAAAATATCGATTACCGCTCCAGCGAATAGTGCGCTGGCATTAGCAGCATCAGGTGATGCAGAAGGTAAATACATAAAATTGTTGCCTGTAAATGCTGCTGCTGATGCAGCAGAACCGTTACCAATAAGCGTATGTGTAGCGTAGTTTGCTCCAGTATCGCCGTTTAATCTAAAGGCGAGATTATCAACCGCGCTACCTGTCGAGCTTCTAAAAATTCCACGAATCTGTAAATGCTTATAAGTCGATGGGATAGAACTAAAGGTGATGGTTGCTGTATCTGAACCAAGAGTTACAGTCGCAATAGACTCATAACTGTTAGTGACAGGCGGTACTCCACCGGCATAAAGCCCTGCTGTGATTGCTCCAATCACTAGCCGATTGCCCCTGCAACGTACCAAGTGTCTGTTGCTGTCTTAATGCAGACTGCTGTCTTGTACTGAGCCAAGGTTGGAGAAGCTGCAACTGCACCTGCTGAAAGAACTGTGGTTGTGCCTGATGTGACTGCTGAGATTGTGCAGAGTCCTGCGCCCTTGTTGAGGACTGTGATTGCTGTGCCTACTGGGAAGGCTACTGAGGCATTGGTAGGAATCTTGAACGCTACGGCTGTTGCCTTGTTCATAGGCACTAGGACTTGGTACTGATCGTCAGAGACTGCTGTGTAATCTGCTGTCTGGTCTGCATCGACGGTAAAGGTCACTAAGCCGTTAAAGATAGGGGCTGTGAGGATATCTCCTGTAACCGTTGGGAAGCCTGTTGCCATCTGTTTATCTCCTAGTAAGTCATTGCACTAACGCCAATTATACCGCGTTCTGTGCTTCCTATGATGAACCCATCGACGATAGGCTCAAGTGTTGTTACTGTAACGCTCATGCTGTTAGGGCTGATATTCCACGATAGACCTTGGCATTGCAGAGTCTTAACGATGGTTGAGCCGTCTGGCTGGATATTGCTGATTCTTAGATTGTCAAAGTAATCCAAGCCAATCATTGTGTCAGTTGGTACTGCTGGGTCTAATAGATCAACAAGCATCTGGTCGATGCGTATAGTTGTCTCAGCTCTAGTGGCTACATAGGTCGCAGCGATATTGAGGGCATTAGCATCGGTATCGATTACCAAGTCCTGAGTGCTGTACTGATGAGGGAAGTATCGGGCAATGCTGGCTGCGTTCTCTGCGAACTGGGCTGTGCCGCCTACGCGTTGAATTGAAGCCTGATTGATGATGAGCTTATCGTCGAAGGCGAATACGAGGTTACGGTAAGGGATACCGCCGGTCTGATTAAACTCGATAGGAGTTCCAGAGATAGATGAAGCAACTGTGTTTCTATCCTTGAATACTGCTGTGCCTGAGCCATTGATAAAGAAAGCACCCTGTTCTGAGAACTCGACATTCTTGATGGCATTAAGGCTTGTGCGAAGTGTTGCTGGGTCTGCGATACATTGAGACTGTCCAGTAGCGATTGTGCGCATATTGGAAGGGAAGTCCACCTGATCTAATATCTTGCCTATGCGTGTGCCAGTTGCTTGCCCTGCTCCTGAGTCTGTGACTGTTGTAACTTGGGCTAGGTTAAACAAGCGGAAGGCGTCAGCGATATAGATATCGACATAGCCCATCTGCTCTGCTTGGTCATAGGTATAACGGTACTCAGTTGTATAGCCTGAGAATAAGAACTCTTGGGCTGTCGCTGTTGTAGCTGAAATACGCACCTTGCGCAGAGGCACTAGATAGCCGTAATACGGGCTGGCTGTGTTCTGTGGGTTGAAGTAAGAGTCTGGGTCTGTGATGCGTACAACGGCTGTGCCAGCGATATAGGTATCGGCTTGGA